AATGATGGTAGACCTGATACAGTGGTGACCCCAAGTAAAAATAATGAATTTAAAGATTATCAATTTACAGTTGATAACTTACCTGAGTTTGTAGGATTTACAATTAAAATTGTAATGTCTGGAACAAACCAAGCTCAACCACCAAGAATCAGAGAACTCAGAGCAATTGCAGTTAAATGATAAGAGTAGAAGGACATCCAAATCTATACAGAGATGAGAGGACAGGAGCAATTGTTAATTGTGACGATGTTGGATATAAGCAGCATGTAAGATACTTGGAAAATCGTGAAAAACAAAAGAGAGAGATGAATGACTTACGAAAAGAACTAGATGAAATCAAGTCTTTATTAAAAAATTTAGTAGAGGGTGATAATAAGTCATAAATATAGTTAGGAATAATATTATTACAAATAAATGGCCGCTGTATTTGTTTCAAATTTAATTATAAACTCTGGATCTTCTTTTGAGCAAACATTTGATTTGGCAAAATCAGATGATTCAGGTCCATTAAATTTGGATAATGCTACAGTTACTTCACAATTTAGAAAACATGCTGGCAGTACAACCAAACATGATTTTACTACCACAAAGGATAGTGAAACTGAAGGAAAATTAACCATATCACTCACAGCAGTGCAATCTGCTGTTCCTAAACCAGGCAGATATGTTTATGATATTATAATTACTGAAGGGTCAAAAATAACCAGAGTGGTCGAAGGGTCTGTTCTAATAAGAGAGGGAGTAACTAGATAATGGCAGTTAAAGTTAATGTTATCCAAAATCCTCTTAAAGTAAGAGTTGGGCAAACAGACGCTGTAAAAGTTGTATCTAGTAATTCTGGTGGTGGTGGTGGAACTTCAGATACAGCAATAAATGTTATTGGTGGTATAGCATCTGTAACTCAATTAAATGTATCTGGTATCTCAACACTTGCTGGAATCACATCAGTCACGGGTGAAACATTATTTACGAAACAATTTAATGTATCTGGTGTTTCTTCATTTACTGGTATTGTAACAACCACCAGTGATTTATATGTTGGGGGTGATTTATTCGTAGGTGATGATATCGTTTTTGATGAAGTAACTGGAAGAAATCTAAATATCACAGGTATAGGAACTGTGGGTACATTAGATGTGACTGGAACTTTAACTGCTGGATTAATCGATGGAGGCTCGTTCTGATGGCAAAACCAAGTAGTAGACAAGAATTAATTGATTACTGTTTTCGTAAATTAGGTGCACCAGTATTAGAAATTAATGTGGATGATGATCAGGCAGATGATCTGGTGGATGATGCTCTTCAATTATTTGGAGAGAGGCATTTTGATGGTATTGAGAGAATGTATCTTAAGTATGAGTTAACCCAAGAAGATATTGATAGAGGTAAAGCTGCTAATACTGATGGTGTAGGTATTGTTACCACCACTGGAAATTCTACAAATGTAAGTGGTTTAGGAACTGTTACTTCAAACTTCTATGAAACATCCAATTTCATTCAAGTTCCTGATGCGGTTGTGGGAATAGATAAAATATTTAAATTTGATACAAGTTCGATATCAGGTGGAATGTTTAGTATTAAATATCAGTTATTTTTAAATGATCTCTATTACTTTAACTCTGTAAATCTTTTACAATATTCTATGACTAAAAGATATTTGGAAGATATAGATTTTTTATTAACCACAGATAAACAGATAAGATTTAATAAAAGACAAAATAGATTATATTTAGATATTGATTGGAAAGCACAAGATGTAGGAACCTTCTTAGTAATTCAGTGTGATAGAATTTTAAACCCAGATGATTTTACTGGTGTTTATAATGATAGTTTCTTAAAACTTTATCTTACATCCTTGATTAAAAGGCAATGGGGTCAAAATTTAATTAAGTTTCAGGGAGTTAAATTACCTGGTGGACTTGAGTTAAATGGTAGACAAATATACGATGATGCAGAGAGAGAATTAGAAAGCATCAGATCAAGACTTATATCTGAATACGAATTACCTCCTCTTGATTTTATAGGATAATAATATGGCATTAAATCCCTTTTTTCTACAAGGATCACAAAGTGAGCAGAGACTTGTTCAGGATTTGGTTAATGAACAATTAAAAATTTATGGTG